TGAAGGCGTATATGACATGGAATGCAGATTAATTAGAGTTATATTTAATATGACTAAACGTGGAATCAGAATTGATATGACGAGAGCTATGGAATTGAAACGAAAGCTGCGTGTTAAAGAGAAAAAATTTTTAAAAAGAATGAAAGATTTGACAGGTGGGGAAGTACAGCTATGGTCAGCAAGATCAGTAGCTGATGCATTTGATAGGGTTAATCTAGAATATCCTCATACTGCTTTAGGGCAACCAAGCTTTACTCAAACTTTCTTAGAGACCCACAAGCACGAGCTTCCTAGAATGGTAACTAAAGCAAGAGTTTTAAATAAATTACAAGGAACTTTTATAGACGGCATAGCCAAATATATCCATAATGATAGGCTCCATGCCCATGTAAATCAAATTCGTGGAGATAGCGGAGGAACTGTTACAGGAAGGTTTTCCATGTATGCTCCTAATCTACAGCAGATGCCTATTAGGAGCGAGTTTGGATCAGAGGTAAGAAAAATCTTTCTCCCAGAACAAGGAGAGTATTGGATTTCAGCTGACTATTCACAGCAAGAGCCGAGATTATTAACGCACTTTGCCATTCTTAATAAGAATGAAGGCGCTGAAGATGTGCGTCAAGCTTTTGTTAAAGGATTAGACTTTCATCAACAGACGGCTGACATGGCAAATATACCTAGAAGACTAGCAAAGACTATTGGCCTTGGTGTCATGTATGGCATGGGTTACAAAAAGATGGCAGTGGATTTGGATATCACACCAATGGAAGCTAAAGCAATGCTTAAGGAATTTAGAATTAAGGTCCCTTTTATGCAAGGAATGCTAGAGGCTGTTATGAATAGAGCTAATCAAGTAGGAACAATTAGAACTTTATTAGGTCGTAAATGTAGATTTGACCTTTATGAACCAAACTGGTACGAGCCTTTAAAATTTTACAAAGCAATGCCTTTAAAACAGGCAGAAGCAGAATATGGCAATGTAAAGAGAGCTGGTACATATAAGGCCCTTAACAGATTGATTCAAGGATCAGCCGCAGATCAAACAAAGAAAGCTATGGTTGATGTGTATGAAAAACTAGGTATTACACCTCTTCTACAGATGCATGATGAGTTGAATTGTAGTGTAAAGTGTGATAAAGAGGGTGAAGAAGTTAAAAATATAATGGAAAACTGTGTAAAATTAGAAGTTCCTTCTAAAGTTGAGTATAAAGTAAAGGATAACTGGGGTAACGCAAAGTGAACAGAGGATATAGAGAACAAGGAAAGAGTAGAGAACAAGGAAAGAGTAAAAAACCGAAGGCAAAACCTGGTTTTGCCATAAACCCGGAGCAGATGGAGTATGAGAGAAGAAAGCTTTTGGAAGAAATGTCAACAAAAGTTGATAAAAAGCGCCTCAACAATATGGCAGCAGTGGCAGCCACTAAAGAGCCTGAGTACTTTGACGAGGAAGGAAACAGGCGAGAACCAACACTACGTATCCTATCACTCGGCGCAGGGGTTCAGTCATCCTGTCTCGCACTCATGGCGCAAGAAGGACTGACAAAGCACAAACCAGATTATATGATCTTTGCCGATACGGGATGGGAACCATCCTTTGTCTATGAACATGTAGAATATTTAAAAAAAGCTATAACAATTTGCCCTCTCATTACAGTTGAGCGAAGTAATATCCGTGAGGATCTCCTTCGCGCAGCCAATCCTATACCAGGGAGTAATGAGGAGTGGAAATCTTTCGCCGGACGTGTTCCAAATCCACCACTATTTGCTGCACGTCCTGGTGGAAAAGTGGGAATGCTATACAGGCAATGTACCCATGATTATAAAGTTATTCCTATACAAAAGGAAATGCGGAGGATACTTGGTGTAAAACCACGCCACCGTGTGAAAAAAGGAACAATTGTCGAACAATGGATTGGGATCTCAACAGATGAAGCAATGCGTATGAAAAAAGCACGATTGCCATGGATTGAATCCCGTTGGCCATTGATCGAAATGAAAATGTCAAGAGCGGACTGCTTACAGTGGTACCGAGACATGAAAAAGCACCCTATGCCAGGAAAATCCTCGTGCATAGGGTGTCCTTATCATCACAATGACCAGTGGAAGAATATGCAGAAGAATTATCCATTAGATTTTGAGAATGCGTGTGAGGTTGATGATAAAATAAGACATGGGTTAAAAAATACAACAGCTGAACTGTTTTTACATAAGTCAGCTAAACCATTACGGAGCATAGATTTTCAAGAAAAACCGAGGCAAGGATCTTTATTTGGGGAAACTTTTGATGAAGAGTTTTCTGATGAATGCGAAGGACTTTGTGGGGTATAAGAAAGGAGAGGACTATGATCCGAAGAGAGTCAGGCCAGGTCCTAAAGGTGGCACGGCGCCTGAATTCAAATGTTTCAACTGTGATGAATGGTTTGATGGTAATGAATGGAGATATACGCTCTCTAAAACGTGGCATCCTTCTCTTAAACATAAGATTAACTTTTTATGCGGTCCGGATTGCTCTTTGGAGATTTCTGAGAAATATAAAGATGAGATGAGAAATATATGATTTATGATAATGTATTAAATGACAGTGATTATAAAAAATTGGAGGAAGACATAAGTTCATTTAATTTCAATTGGTGTTTTAGAAATTCAAATATAGCGTATGATGTTGACAATAAACCTACAGGTAACGACTTTCTATTTACTCATGTTCTTTTTGCTGATGACACGGTAACTAGTACATTTTTTCCTCTGATGTTGCCATTAGTTAAATTTATGGGGGATACAAGACAGTCTAAGAAGTTATTAAGAGTAAAAGCAAATCTATATGTCAATCAACACACGCCTGTAGAATATTCAGAGCACCGAGATCAACACAAGTCAACTGAAAAAGAAGTTTCAGTTGGTGTGTACTCTGTCAATACTAACAATGGAGGCACGGTAGTGGATGGAAAAAGATATAAATCTGAAGCTAACCGATTTTTATTGTTTGATAACATTAATCATTATGGTATATCACAAACTGATACACAAACCAGGATTATTATTAATTTTAATTTTTTAAATGGCTAAGGTAGGCTTAGCCAAACATAAAGGCCGAAGAAAGATCGGCAGTAAAAAGAGAAAGTTGAGGTCAGCGAAATGGCGAAAGAGAAAGACGGGCCGATAGGCCAAGATGTAATAGCAAAGATTCCAATACAGGACACACGCTTATTTTACAAGCGTTGGGAAAATTACGAGAATCTTAACAACCTACTTCTACATGAAGTAATGACTTTGCGTGAGAAGGATCCAAAGGGAATGATAGCAACCAATGAAGGATGCTGGAGAAGCGCAGAGAAATATAAATGTGAAGGTGAGCTGTTCAAGCCAATAGGGATGATACTGGGTGCATGGACGGATTACTTTATGCCTAATGTTCCAGCGGATGCGGATATAGTTTATTGGACAAATGTAAACGAGCCAGGTTCTTTAAATATGTTTCACACTCACTATATGGCGAATGCGGACCTCTCTGGTGTATATTATATACAAGGATCCGGAACCGGAGTCATCAGATTTGCAACACATGAACAGCTGTACAGGATGATCGCACCAGGAATGCCTCACTCCAATATGATTGGGCATGAACCGCATGACGGTGACATACTATTGTTTCCATCTTACCTTCAGCATGACGTGGTTCGTAATCCACATCCAACCAAGCAGCGTATTTCAATTGCATTCAATGCTAAGATTAAGACTAAAGAGCGCAAAACCAAGGAAAAGAAAAAATAGTGGAAGTCTGGGACCCAAAAGACAAACCGACCGTTTTAAGCCAAATAAAAAAGGCCATAGGAGGCCGTACCGGGGGTTTAAAGGGTGGGGTGGTATGTTTGTACCCGGGTATTTTAATCATTTTGATATTATTTCTATTAATAGGATGTTCTTACTTTAAAAAAGAAAAAGTTAGGGAAGTGGACCCACTCACAATTCCCCCAAGGGAATTTATTTGCACAAAAATAGATTGCGGGGATGAGGACATTGATAAGTTAGTGGAAGATGAACAAAATACAATCGCTTGCATAAAACTGCAGCCGGAGTGCAAAGTTGATGAAGAATAAAAAACAAAGAGAACGAGAATGGAGGATCATGGAAAAGTTCACATACGAATGGATATACCTCATAAGTATTCTTGCTGTCGTTGTGTTAGTGATGATTATGCTTAAAGATGTGGTATAAAATTAAAGATTGGTTCCTCAACATCTGTGAGGTGTATGGAAGTAAGATTAGCACTTGGGCATGGCATAAGAGATGGAACAAGCGTAACAGAAAGAGATATAAGCATGGATAAAAAACATCCTAAATGTGGAGTTCGTGATGATCATTATCTTCCTAAGATAGGAGAAAGGGAATGCAACATATGTCATGAAACATTTGATATCCAGGCAATAACAGATCGTTTCTGCCACAACTGCAAGAACACAGAATTATACAAATATGACTATTCACACGCGCTTACAAACCTACGTTGATACTTTAAATAGTATAGATGATATGATGGACCGCTATACGTGGCTCATGGAATTTGGGAAGAAGTCCGCGATCGTGCCAGAGAAGTTTAAGTTGAAGGAGTTCGAGGTTCCAGGCTGCCAGTCGCAGACGTGGCTCGTTCCTCATTTTACATATGACGATAAGATTTATTTTACGGCTGATTCAGCTGCGTTGATATCCAAAGGTATGGTATGTATGCTTGCCGACGTTTTCAGTAATTCTACAAGAAGCGATATAGCATCCTTCGAAGAGAAATCACTAGACGGCTTGAATTTAAAAAATCTCTTGACTCCTGGTCGGAGGAACGGGGTTTATTCGATGCTGAAAGTGATCCAAGGGTATGGATCACG